CGCCATGGTGAGCAGATACCGCGCTTGCGCGATTGCATGTGTATGCGTGAGTCGCCGCGCGCTCGCCGCATAAACCATCACGGGCACCCCGGTCCACTCGGCAAGCCACGCCATGACTGCCATTTCCGCCAGCGCGCCCCGCATTACGTCAGGACAATCCTCGTTGATAAAATCGCCCGGCCCCAGAATGAGCAAGTCCGCGGTATGCAGAAGGCGCAAGAGTTCATCGATCGGCCGCGGGTTATCTCCGGCATTGAGTCCCCGGAATATGCGACCCCCTGCCTCTTCGCGCGTGGTATGTTCGAGCTTTGGATGTACGCTTACACCGTACTTGCGCCCGTATTCAGGATCTGGATTGCGCATAAGGACCGTGACTTTCGCGTCATCGAGTATATCGACGAGCACGCGCAATCCGGCTTCGTCGCCGGCGCTGCCGATCCCGAAGGCTCCGCACACAACCACGTGTTTCATTTATTCGCTTTCGTCTTCCGGCTCGTCTTCTTGCTCGGCTATTGCCTTCTCAAGTTTCTCAACGCTCCACCGTCTGAGGGTGGAAGGTGCGCCAAGATTGAGCGCAACGGCTTTTTCTACAAGCGATTCTTTGTAATCGCTCTCTGACATCGGGACGTCTTCGATAGTCTCCGCCTGTACGGTCGGCTTTCGTTCCACCTTGGCTTTGCTTCTTTCCGTCACCGCATCGATGATTTTCTGGTCTTCGGTCTCGAAAGGTCCATCTTCAAAATCCCATATTACCTTACCGGTTACTGGATCTTTGATTGCTCCGGTTCCGTATATTTCCACATTACCCTCCGTTCAAAAAAAACCGCCCAGCCCGAAAGCCGGGCGGTATACTGTTTTTACTCTACGCTGCAAGCAGCTTATGGAAGCGCGCCGACTCCATGAGCCGCGTTGTCTGCGGCACCACCACACACATTGATGAAATCATCATCGCCGTTGTCATCCCATGCGGCGTATCCGCCAAGAGCCGAGTTTTTCACGATGATAAGCCCGGTATTCGGCTTATCCCCGATGAACCAGGATGCAAGTGAAAGCTTTGCAGAGTTCGCCCGCCAAGCTCCAGCAATGAGATTGTCGAAGATCATAAGGCCATTCAAAGCCGTTGCAGCCCCGATCTTGAGCCCGGCGAATGCGGTTCCGGCGCTGACCTGTGCGATCATCGTGCAATCCTTGAAAAAGTTTTGCCCGTTGCCGGTCGTGCCGTCCATGTAGATGTGGCACGCGGCGTTGTCGCCCGCGTCATACGATGCGTTGCCGAAGTTGCACCGCTCGAAGTAGTTTTCATGCGCTCCGGAAAGCCAGAGATCGGATTTGTAGGCAGAGGCCGCAGCCGGACTGCCTTTGAAGTCACAATTGACAAACGCATTGCGAACACCACCGAGCTTGAGGGCAGCTATCTGTTCGCTGTCCTCGTCTACGCCGTTGTAAAGCATGATGTTGAAAAACCTGTTGTTGGCTCCGGTCATGTTGATGAGCGAAACAAGGTCATCTTCCGCAGTCGAAATCCGCGCGCGCTGGTTGTAATAACCACCGGCGCACAATCCAACAACGGTGATACCGTGCTTGCTCCAGGTGATCGTATCGGTGAGATACGAGGTCGTTCCCGCGGAAGTCGTACCTGCCGACATAACGACAATACCGTCACCGGCTCCACTGGTACACAGAGCATAAGCGCTTTCAATACTCGCCTTCGCGCCTCCGGGAGAAAGGCCGTTGTTAGCGGCCGCCCCGGAAGTCGGATCGACGAAATACCAGGTGCCCCTTATGGGCGGAAGCGAACCAAGAATGATATCGAGGTCCGTCGAATCGGCTACGTAATTACCGTAGCCGTCAGTTTTTCTTTTTGCCATTTCAATCCCCCTTAAACTGCTTCGGCGAGAATAGCCAGGTTGTCGGACTTGACTATCGCGGCGCCCCAAACGGCGGAGACTTCATAGCTCACCTGATGATATTGCCGATATTTCGCAACCCTGAATGGGATACCCGATTTGGGATCGACAACAACCTGGACCTCTGACGCCATGTCGCCACCTTCCGGCTCGTTCGGCACGCGGGCTACCAAAGCGATCGCATCGCGGGTAAAGGCCATGTTCGGGATGTAGTAGTCGGTGATGACTTCGGAAATGGCGTCGGTCGCCGCGGCATGCGCGACCTTCGATCCCGGAGAGTTGATAACTGCAGCCACCGCGCTCGTTGCATCCTGCAATACGTAGATGTTGTTGTCGTCGGTGGCGATCTTGATCAGGTCGCCGTCAAGCAGGTCGTCAAGATCGGTTCCCACGATGGCGGTACCGTCCTCGGCAAGAGTCGTTACCACAGGAGCCGTAAAGTCGCCGTTTGTATGGGCGCTGATTCCGCCGGATTGGTGTACTTGGAACCCGTGAGTCCGCGCAAAATACCCTTCCCGCGCCGTCACATCGGTCCCGGCCTCGTTGACCTTGTTCATCGAATCGGAGCCCTCGAGCGCCGCCCAGGCCGAGTTGGAAAGTACAACGTGCCTGTCTCCGCCCGCTCCGTTGTCGTTCAATATCCGGTTGAGCTGCGCGAAGGCATTGAGCTTGTCGGTCTCGTCAAAAAGCGTAAGCCCCGAAGTCAGACAAGCACGAGAGCCGTACTTGTACAGCCCTGCCAGGTCCGCCTCGATCTGATTGACGATAGAGCGGAAAATCTGCTCGAACTGCTGAGCCATGAGCTGATCGATCCAGCCCGCCTGCCGCCCGCCGGCAATTTCCTCGCCGGTCCACGGGAACGAAGCCCCGTAAAGTTTCGAGAGCGTGATATTGCCGCTTCCGATTGTCTGCGCCGTGGCGTTCGGACCAATATATGCAGGAGTCAGCGCGTCGGCGGTATTGGCGGGAGCTACCGGCCAGCGAACCGTCTGCCCTACAACCGCTTTCTGCAAACCGGTATCCCGGCTAACCGCCGGAATGAAGCCGACCATCTCACGGGATACCCTATTCAATCCCGCATAAATCGTCGGCAAAAGATAAGTGAGAGTGTTACCCATTTTTGTTACCTCATGTTAATCGATCACCTGGCCGTGCTTTTCGGTCATGAAGGCCATCTGCTCGGCCGGTGAAAGTTGATTGAATTCCGTAAGACGCATGGTCTTTCCGGAGCCCGTGCCAGAGCCGCCCCTGGCGTTTCCACCGGAATTATCCGGCGGCTTGATGAATTCTTTAGCGGCATCTGTTTTCGCCCAGTCCGTGAAATATTCTTCCGGAGGCAAATTCAAGCCGTCTTTGTTCTTGAGCTGTATGACGGTCTCGCCGTCGACATCTTCAACTGTCGCCACATTGGCGAATGCCTGATAAATGATGTCCTCGGCCTCGGGCTTGACGTTGACCTTTTTGATAGCAGCACGAAGCGCTCGTTCCTTGAGCGATCCGTGGTACTTTCCGGTCACGTCTTCACGCGCCTTACGTTCGGATGCGTTTTCTTCGGCCAATTTCTTGTTGTCGCGTCTCAATTGATTGAGCTCTTTCTGTTCCTCGGCCGTAAGCTTGCCGTCGCCACCCTTGGCCGCCGCTTCCGCTGCTTCTCGCAGCGTTACAAGCTCGGTCTTCATTTCCTCGATTTCCTCAAGGTCGATGTCCTTATAGGACTTGAGGCGTTTATCAAGGTCTTTGACTTGCTGTCTCAGCTTGTCTTTTGTGGTGACCAGTCCCGCCGTCTCTTCGTTAATCGCGGCTATCGCAGCCTCGATCTTCTCATTCTGCTCGTCGCCTTCGATACCCAAAATCTCTTTGAGTTTATCGGCTTCCATCGTGCCCCCTATGGACCGTCCCGGTCCTTGCGGCGTCCCGCCGCGTGAATTTGTTTTATGCGACGGATTCTTCGCGTCGCTCGAGTTCCTTAATTGTCAGCACCCGCCCATCCCGGACGAATCGATCTATCGGCGTACCGGCTTTATACATCTCGTAGCGCCGGGCGCCGAGTACTTCGCGTTGTGTTGCCGCGTTCTGCTTTTTCAACCACGCGGCGTATGTTTCCTTTTCCGATACCTGGCCATTCATGCTTGCGCGTGTTCCGGGCTTGGCTTCATCAAGATCGATGCCAAGTTCTCGGAAGCTCTTTGTCACCGGGACCGTGGTAGACCTGCAAGAAAAATGCGCGGGTGGCCTGGGCCCCTCGTCTATCGGGAATACTTTTCCGTCAAGCTCAGCACAAATAAGCGTGGTGCGGTCATCTAGGGTTGATACCCATTGCACGCCGCTTATCAGGTCGCTGTTCTCGGCATACGTCCTCTCGCGCGAAACAGACGACGCATGATTGAGCGAAGTCCGTACCAGCGATTCAATTTGACGCCGCGGGCCGGCCAGAATCCCGTCTTCATAATTCGCCGCTCTCGTGCCCCGAATACGGCGCGCAATTTGCTGTACTGTCTGTCCCTCAACCTGGCCCATTCTCAGTGCACCCTCGATAAGATTGCGTAGACC